TTTACCGCGCATGGCGTCGGCAAGAAAAAGGCGGGCAATCCTGATCAGGCTGGCGGCTGTTATGCCGACGGCGGGAACGTCGCTATTCATTGGAACGCCACCAGCAATGCCGACGACGACGGGTTGACCGACGCGCAACGGTTGCGGGCGTTCGCAAAAACATTGCCGCCCCGTTCAGTTTTGCGGCATCACGTCGCGGGCGATATCGGGAAAGAATAACCCGCCCCGCATTGCCCCATTTGCCCCGCCCTAATCCGGCGGGGTTTTTTATGGGGTTTGACATAATATAGGATTTGCCCCATATTATCGGGGACGGCCACCGCAACGGCTGGCCTTTTACTACGGGAGACTAAAACAATGGAAAACCAAAACGCAAACGACGTCATGAATTTAGCCGATCTTGTCCAGCCACAGGACGCCGAAATTGAAGCCTTGCAATCCGCGCTTGTGCGGGTAGAAGAACATTTAATTCGTGTTAGTCGCGCTAACGATGCCAAAGCCGAACAACTCGACCAGTTGAGCGACGCGATCATGGCGTTGATCGGGGACAAGGCAACCGCGTTAATTGAAAGCGTGGCTGGTGATGCTGTCGAAAACGCCATGAACGATTTTGATATATACAATTATCAGGGCGATATTGACGATATGATCGACGAACGGTTGCCAGAAGGGCTGGACGATGAAAGCCGCGCCGACGATTTGAAAGCCGCCATCAAAGAAGTTTTGAGCGGTGCAACTTTAACGATGGATATCGAATAGCCGGATAAGCCTCGCACAAGCCAACAACCGCCCCCGCTGGTGCATCACTAGCGGGGGTTTTTTAATGCCTGCCAGCTGGCCAGCGTTGCCGGTTTAAAAGAGTTAATGAAGCCGCGCCGTGCCCCGCGATCCATTCCCCAAACATACCAGCCCGCAAATCACCGGCCATGATCCGGCAACCGTGATCCGGCAACCGTGATCCGCGCCCCGTGATCCGCGAACCGCGAACCGGCGGGCAAATCGCGCCCGCTGCGGGCTGGTATTTGGCGCGGGCGTCGCTAGCCCATGCTGGACGCTAAAAACGCCGCTGGCCGTGCTGGTGGTGTCAACCTACCTAAAAACGCCAAACCCCGCTGTATGCGCTTATATGCGCCAGCAATGGCCTATTGGCCGTTGGCCGTGGTAGCTGGACGGCGTCCAGCCCGCCGCCGCCCGTGATCAAGGGCAAGGGGCCCCTGCATATCGGGGCAAAAACCGCAGAAATCCGCCAAAAATCCAAAAATCGCGCAGCGCCGCCACCGGCCTGCCTAGCGGGAGCAAGGGCCATGTTTCTGACAAATATTCATATAAAAAACGATACCGGTTGTTTCACGTGAAACAATTGCCTATTTTTTAGGCACCTCCTGCCCAAATAATAATCTTTATTGCCTATTTTTTAGGCAAAAACGCAAAGCTTGTTAACTGAGCAAAAAACAGGCATAAAATATTTTATAATTTTTTGTCTAGGGGCCCCCGATGGATGTTTCAGATCAGGAACTAAAGCTTCGCCTGCGACTCGCACAAATCGAGAAGAATGAAGCTTGTCAGGAAGACTTTTTAGTTTTTGTAAAATCCATGTGGCCGGAGTTCATTGCCGGTCGTCACCATAAAATTATTGCAGAAAAATTAGAGCGCGTAGCAAAGGGTGAGTTAAAGCGGCTAATTATCAACATGGCCCCGCGTCACACTAAATCGGAGTTTGCGTCGTTCTTGTTCCCTGCTTGGATGATGGGACGCAACCCCAAGATGAAGATTATTCAGGCGACGCACACCACAGAGCTCGCCGTCAACTTTGGCCGTAAAACAAAAAATCTTTTGGACGACGACCGCTACAAGGAGGTTTTCCCGGATGTTAAACTGGCAGCAGATAGTAAAGCGTCTGGACGTTGGGATACCTCTAGCGGAGGCATGTACTATGCTGTTGGCGTTGGTAGTAACCTTGCTGGCCGTGGTGGCGATCTTGTAATCATTGACGATCCGCACTCGGAGCAGACGGCGATGTCCGCGAACGGTTTTGACGATGCGTGGGATTGGTACACTGGGGGCCCCCGTCAGCGTCTCCAGCCGGGTGGGGCGATTGTTTTGGTTCAGACCCGGTGGTCAGAAAAAGACATGACAGGTCAGCTCCTGAAGGCAATGTCTAAAGACCCGTTAGCGGATCAGTGGGAGGTAGTGGAGCTACCGGCTATTTTTGATGACGGGACCCCGTGCTGGCCAGAGTTCTGGTCTCTGGAAGATTTGACCGCGGTCCGCGCATCTATCCCGCCCAGCAAGTGGAATGCTCAGTATCAGCAAAACCCTACCGGTGAAGAGAACGCCATCATCCCCCGCCAGTGGTGGAAGCGTTGGGAAAAGGACAAGATCCCCAATCTTGAGTTTGTTATTCAAAGTTATGATACGGCGTTTAGTAAAAGAGAAACTTCTGACTTTTCTGCCATAACCACGTGGGGCGTCTTTCACCCGGAGGAGGCCGGGGGACCCCCTGCTATTATATTGCTGGACAGCAAAAAAGAGCGGTGGGATTTTCCCGACCTAAAGCGGGAGGCTCTGGAGCAATACCATTACTGGGACCCCGACACCGTCATCGTCGAAGCAAAGGCTTCTGGTCTGCCGCTCACGCACGAATTAAGAAATGTAGGAATACCCGTTGTTAACTTTACGCCGAGCAAGGGTAATGATAAGATAACGCGAGTCCATTCTGTTTCCCCTTTGTTTGAGGCGGGGATGGTCTGGGCCCCAGACACTTCTTTTGCCGACGAGCTTATAGAAGAAGTAGCCGCGTTTCCTAACGGGGAGTATGATGACTTGGTTGATAGTATGACACAGGCCTTGATGCGATATCGTCAGGGTAACTTTATTCAACTACCGTCAGACGACTGGGGTGATGAAGATACCAACGTAAGGGTTAGGGCGTATTACTAATGGGAAATAGTGTAGTAGATTTAGGTGCTGCGGCTGTCGGGGGCGTGGCCGATTTCTTTTCAGAAAGCTATGATTTTTTAGTTGGGACCCCGGAAGCTTCTGCCAGTGGCGGCTATTACAAAAACCTTGGGCCCGGGGCACGGCAATATTTTTCGGGACCCGGAGAGTATGAAAAAACCAATCCAGTAATGGAGTATTTTGGTTTTGAATACGGCGGCAGCCCCGCGGTGGAGTTGCAGGACGACGGGTCCCTTCCCGGTGTAGATGCGCTACGCTACATGACTCCCCAAGAGGTGGAGGACGGTTCGTACAGTTTTCTCCAGAACATGGAAGAGAAGATGCTTGGTCATCTGGCCGCGGCCCAGAGCGTCCATGCCGAAGACATCCCTGTGCGCCAGTCCCTAGACATGAAGCGCTATCACTACGAAGAGGCGGAAAAGCTGCGTGATCAGATCGAGCAGTTTGAGGAGCGCCGCGCCAGCGCCATTCAGAACTACCCGGAAAGCGAGACTAAGTTATATATGAAAGAAGGGGAGGCCCCTTATGTGAGGGGGTTCCCCGACGATTTGGTTCAAGGCTTTGACAACGGCGGCTTAGTTTCTCTTGGGGCAGGCGAACCGGCTCTTATAGAAATGGGCGACATGTCGATGAACGACGCATTTGGTTTGGTCCCCGGGGACCGGGCGTATTCTTCTGAAGGCGAGTTCCCCGGCCGTGTATATCGTGAAGGCGATCAGATCACTGACCCGTACTACGAGGGTCCCAACTATAGCTTTGAAGCCGAAGATCCGCGGCGCTTCGACCTTTATGAAGACAGCGGCCAGTTTGCACCGCCGCTCACGGATCAAGGTATCATTCCGTTTGACGAAGAAGGTCGTGCGCGGCCCACGTATCCTAGCTTTCAGAAGTACATGGAGACAGACGAGTCCGGCAATCGAGGGATTGCAATGGCGGTAGGCGGCAATCCTGTGGTAGAGATAAAAGAAGCGGGGATAATGTCGGCATTGCTGGACCCGCGGATTGATCTTCCGAGCTCGGCAGAGCAGGATCTTGTCCGGGCTTCTGGCCGCGAAGGTAGCGAAGGGTCCGCTATATATTACCCAGAAGGGTCCCCGACGTTTGAGCAGGTTTTGGAACAAAAATACGGGTACAGGGACGACGTGCCGCGGGACGATTTCCTAACAACTAGCGAGATAATGCGGGCAGAAAGGCCTCGGCACGACATGCCCACTTATCAAGAGCTAGAAGATGCTAGGGCACACGCGCTTATGACAGCTCGTTTGGCCCAGCAGGTTGGCCCGGAAACTGCCACAAAGGTAGGCGGCATCGGCGAGTTTATTGATAAAACATTTATGGGCGCTACGCCCGAGGACGCGGCTATGGATACGCGCAACAACGCTTTTGGCGCGTCCTTGTTAAAGAAAGCTGGCGTTAATGCGACCCCGCAGCAGTTAGCAGAGGCCGTGGACCGCGCAGTGTTTGACCAGTTGGATGTAATTTTAGGCAGGGAAAAAAGTCAACGACGGTTTAAATCGCCTGACACGGGTATTGATATATATTTCCCAAGAGATCGTCAGGGTTATTTTAACGTGAAGCGCTGACCGCGGCCCACGGACCTAGTAAACAGGCCCTTACTATGGTAGTTTTGGCCTAAAGGAGACAATGAATGGCACGTAAACCAATTGGCGGTTTGATGGACAACAATGTTCCGTCGCAGCTAGACCCTGAAGATTTGGCAGCCGAGGTAGAGCTTGAGATTCCCGGCAGCATGGATAATGTTGTTGCTTTTGAGGGAATGGACATCGAGATGATCCCGGAAGAGGACGGCGGTGTTACTGTTGATTTTGATCCTTCTGACCAGCGTGGTGAGAGCGACGATTTTTACGCGAACTTGGCAGAAGAAATGCCTGATCGCGAGCTTTCCCGTATTGCGGGCGAGCTTTTACACGAGTTTGAAGCAAATAAAGCTAGCCGACAGGAGTGGGAAGATGCTTATGCAAACGGTCTTGATCTTCTCGGGTTCAACTACGAGGAGAAAACGCAGCCCTTCCGTGGCGCGTCGGGTGTTACGCACCCCTTGCTTGCAGAGGCGGCTACGCAGTTTCAGGCGCAGGCGTTCAATGAGCTGTTGCCAGCGTCAGGGCCTGTGCGAACTGCTGTTATGGGAAGCGAAACCAACGAAAAACAGAGGCAGTCTCAGCGCGTAAGGCAGTTTATGAACTATTACATCACTGATGTGATGGAAGAGTACACCCCTGAACTGGATCAGATGCTGTTTTATCTGCCGTTGGCGGGTTCGACGTTTAAGAAGGTATACTATGACGAGACTATGGGCCGTGCGGTAGCTAAGTTTATA